ATGAGCATCCAGCTACGATTGTATTTGCTAGGGGAAGTATTCCTTACGTAATTGACAGCCTGTCTCGTCAATCCCGTAAGCTCCGATATCACGGTATCCGTGTAGCCTTTCATCGTTAGATTCATTATGACAAGATTCCGTGCGTCAACGTACTTTTCTCTTTTACATGAGAACATCATTATAGGATCAACCCCACACACCTCACAGGCGATAGAAATAACCCTTCTGTAAAATTCCTCTACCTTACTCATAACTTTTTTATAGATTTTGTTAAACAAAATAACTCCACGTATGTTTTATAGGTACAAGCCCCGAAAAACATACATGGAGTTATGTCTTTCCTCCGGAAGGTAGAAGAGTTGGAGGAATAGGGGCGGGTATTACTCATTACCAGATCCTATAGAACCCACCTATCCCGACATAGGGTGACAAGCCATTCTTACCGATCCCATAACCGGCTATCGCGCCGATTCCCCATCTACGGGGGGAGATCGTCTTGGTTATATACTCAGTCCTTCTATAAACCTCGATGTAATCGAGATTTGGCTTGTAACCCGAAATCGACAGTTTATAATCATCCGTCTTGTACTCCTTTTGAGTTATCGGAACGGGGATATATACCGAATCCCTGACCGTATCGCCACCAAGTGTGATATAGACAGGGAACAACTCCGGTACAGTTTGGATCATCGTTTCATAAACCGGATAAGGGATGCTATCTCTTATTGTATCAATATGGATGAATGTATCGGTTTTACTAATAAGACCGGCCTCTGCATTCTTCATGTAACGACCTGTCAGGAAGCAAAGAATGCAGAGGATCAGAATCAATATGATATGCCAGGATTTCATAGCAGATTCCACCCCGTAATAACATCCGACATATCCGCTTCTCTCCCATTCTCAAAACGGCTCATCCCTGCCACGATCCGGATCATCTGTTCTCGGTCGTTGATGTTTATCGGATCGTCAGCCGGGATTCCAGCGTAGTCAGATACAAATTGAATATACTTTTCCGTATGGTTCTCTTTCGGTGGTGCCCATCTTCCTATCATCTTGCGGATCGTATCCAGCTTATAGTTCCGGTAATAGTTAGACAGGATCTTGAAGATCGCCCGATAGCCATAGGCCATAGTCTCGAACTGCTTAAACGACTTGTCCTTGCTTGGTCGAACCTCCCCTTGAAAGAGATCACTGTTGATCCTAATGTTTCCCGGGTTGTTGTTTCTCAAACCTCTAGGTATTTTTTTCTCTGCCATTGTTATTTTTTTATTACATTTGTGTACTTTATTACTTATCTCCTGCCCTATTGAGAAATATGGTCAGCGATGATTTCACACCAGCTCCCCTATCCTTTTGGATCTGGGGAGCCTTTTTTATTCTTTGTCTTGTTATACTCATCCAAGAAATTGACCTTGCTGATAAATTTCACGGCGGCAACCCAATACAAGAAGGCTATCACCTTGTTATCCGGGAATACCTTGCCCATGTTCTTTAAGACATTGGTCCCGTAAAACCATATCATCGCCCACGTAATCCAAGACACGAAAGCCTTGGCGTTATCCTCCGATATATCCATCATCACGCCTATCCAAAACGAAATGATAATTATCAGGAAATACACAAGCATGTATAACCAGCTACGGATGAACTTACTCTTCCGGAAATCCCCGTGATCCGCAGCCAGCCCCCAGAACGTATCGATGAAGGCCAGCGACAGGATCACCACCAAGAAATTCTCGATCGGCGAAACGAAGTCCATCGCCGTGACAACGGCGGCTATGGCGATGGACTTTAACCAATTGGCGATGTCGGATATGTAGGAGAGGTAACGGTACATATGAGAATTAATTACACGACAAAATAAATCTTAAGGCCTCCATTCAACACGTCTCTCAAAGATGATGCCGCTAATTGCAGCTCGGAGTCGTCATTATATTCGCTTTCACCCATCGTAGTAGTCAAATAAACTTGATTACTAGCGTTCGATGGTTTATTACCCCATTTAGTCTTCGACAAGCTCCTAAGTGTTCTCAATAACGTATCTCTGGACATATGTACATGCTTCGTGCAATATAAGTCCAAGTTGTCGAAGAACACATCCTCGCTAAGACTACACGTAACCGGATATCCCTCGGCTATAATCTCAGCATTTACATAATTTCCTATTGAGAAAGTCCCCAACTCTTTCACTCTAGTAAAGCTTGCCATCTCCAGTCACCAACGGCATCTCGGAAATAAATGTTTTTATGGTTTTTCCCTCAAAGTCTCTGTAGTTCCCTGTTATATTGGACTGCATAAGCCTTAGATGCGTGAAATATTTTGACTTGATATCTTTAGGTGTTCCATATATAAGCCTATATTCAAGTCTCAGATTATTGACGGATTCTGGAATATCGTACAATTGGCCTCTTAGCTGACTCTTGCTAAAGCACACCTCGTTCAAATCTATAAATTTGTGCAGATCTGATGTTTGCATGAGGATTCCCGGCATGTCTTCTTTATCACCAAACATATAAGAATAATAACCCAATCCATTTATGTTATGAATATTATTAACCTCTATATAAGGGTTGTTTTGATCCGTTAATTTGTAGTATAACGTATTCCCTCCCTTTTTCAACAAATAGGACGGCCCAAGAAAATCATTGGCGAACTCATCACTATAAAAATCCCCGCCGGATATACTTAGTTCGGATACATCACCCATGATAGCGCTTATTCTGATTATACCTATATTCCCGACCGTCAGATTTGTTATAAGATTAAATCTATAAGTGCCAATTTTTTCAAAATCGCCAATGGCTTTGTCCTCTAATTTTAAAACAACCGTTTTCATATTTTTACTTTTAATTATAATGCATTTATCTCATCATTCCCCCCTATATTAACCCTATTGGTAGAGAACCTGTTAGTTATACTCCTAGTATATTTATCCGTAAGGTTCCCCAACCCGAACGCCGTGGAATATCCAAGGTAATCGAGGATATCCTGCTGGCCTATGATCTCTCCACCGGCCTTATTGTATATAAAAATGTCTTCATCAAATCCATACTTGTAAGCTATATACCGGCATTCTTCCAGCTCTATAAAAAGGGTGGGGACAGGCTTCTTCCATATAGGTTCGTTATGCCATCTTGTATGCGCCCCGACACCACATCCCATCATCCTTATGCCTATGATATCATTCCTCGTGATCTTCTCCATCCTATCACAGGCCTGCGCGAAATTTACCTTCATACCATACTTCAGATAACTTTCCCGTATTCTGAAATCTATCCCCGGTTTATTCATCGTATTATTACGGTAGGTTACCGGGGACTCGCCAAACCAGTTCCTTGGTAATTGCCAGTCATCGCATACTACGATAGCGGACTTAGGAGGTATCAGGTAATTGCCAGCCTTCCAGTCTGAAAACTCACGCATTGATAATGTAGTATACCCCTTGGATTTTAGTTCTTTGGCCACATCGATCATCTTTGTTATTGCAGACCCTCCATTGTCCAATGGATGATTAGAGCCCTGATAGGTGTCATACATATTATGGCATATAATGCCAAGGCAGAACGGGGTCCTTCCAGATACGAGGTAATAATCATCGCTCATAACATTTGCATCGCCCAAATGTCCCTTCGTTATCTCCATATCGTAAAATTGGATATCAGAGAACGGACCACCTAGCCTTAACTGAGGACTCTTTCCTATCTCCGCCAATTTCTCTCCGTTAACATACAGCTTTATACTAGTGTCACCCACTATGTAATCAAAGACATGTTCTTGGCTATCATACTTGTCGTAAACGAAATATGGATAGCAGTCGTAGCTATCTACCATGGGAAGATCATAGGGAGCATTAGCCGAGCCTGTAGGGTTAAGAATCAAGCACTGGGGATATTTGCCTATTAAGTAAATCTTGCCTGTTTGCAAGATCGATGAGCAATCCTTTTTATCGCTCATATCAAAGAATGTTATGTAAAAATCACTCAATGCGTCTATTGTCGCATGAGGGAAAGCCTCCTGAGGACTATTATCCTTAGGTGTAACAGGGATCATCTCCTCATAAAGTTCCCTCAATTTCTTCCAGCCACCTTTGTCATTACGTAAGGATGTGGAAAATATAATACCCTCGTTATCTCGTCCAATGGTGAGCGTATCGTCTGATATATCTATGTACAAATCTTGGTTCATGGAGAATAAATCGCTCCTAGCTTTCAGCTCCTCGTAAGGGAGATAATTGTTGAAAGCCCTTGTCTCCGTATTATAAACAGTATAATTATCCCCATAAACATTAATGGTGCTATAACCTCCGGGTACCGGTGTGGCCGATCCTGAGGTTTCAATCATGTTCGCACCCGAGAAATCTATCGGAGAAAGCTCCAAGGAATCGTCCCAATTTACGACGATAGATGTACGGGAGGTCGATATCCATTCCGTGTCTGGAGAGCTATTCACGGATCTCCTGCCAGACACCACCAGCCTCCTTATATTACCCGTCACGAAATACAATCTTCGGGGAGTCAACAAGTCTATAGTGGCTACCCCATCCTTCGGATCTATTATTACCGGCATAGAGTACTCATCACCAAATTCGATGGCCTCCGGAATATGGTAATCAGAAGCGGTCTCGTACCCGATCATGGAATAAGCCTTATTGATGACATCCAAACCCTTGAACCAAATCATCATCACCTTATCGCCGCAAAGATTGTTACGGCCTCCTTGATGACCGGAGGAAGAGCCACCATCTTTCTGAGTCCTGTCATAGATTAATTCATTACCATCGCAGACGAAACCGCTGCGTAACCTTGCGAAAGGAGCATTACAAGACTTTCCGTTGATAAATTCCGTGGCTTGAATTGGAGGAGCGTGTCTAATGGACTGCTCATGGAGCACTTTTCCGGAACTCTCAAATGTCGCAAAGGGCACGTCCTTGATTAAGTCATTAATATTGTTACGTATCCGTCCCTTCACGGAGATCCTACCCATAAAGTCCAAATCTATCAAGTACTCCGCATCTTGTTTACCGTAATTTTTCACGCCTTTTATAGGCAAGAAACAACTCTCATTCACGAGATTGTTTTTTATTAAAGAGGTAGAGGTATCCCCATCATTCCTCTGCTTACCTACTATATTGCCATATTTGTCTATGGCAAACAATATATTGTTATCTCTATCAGTGATGGCGTAGATATAATCGTGATCAACCACATAGAACCTATCCTTAAAATCATCACTATTGAAATGGCATTTCCCCCACTTATCTATGGCAAACAATATATTGTTATCTCTATCAGTGATGGCGTAGATATAAGACCCCTCGAAGATATCATTGATAATCAAGCTTTTCCAATTAACATCTTCAGACCATTCATCGGAACTTATCGATATTTCCTCTATAATATTATCAAATCTCATCAATGAGTATTTTATCGTAAGATTTGGTACTCTCATATAACCGGGAACAGAATCCCTCGCATGCTTTTTGGAATTAAATAACATATTAGGATATAAGCGCCCCAGGTCTATCCAAGTATTTCCTTCCGTAATATCCATCAAATACTTTATAGTCAAGTTCCTCACGTAACAATCAAATGTGGATCGTCCTGTGCATCGAATAAACATGGCGTTATCTGGATAATCTGATTTCTTGATAATATAATCTTTATAATATCCAGAAGCAAGACCTTCAAATATACTAGATATGAATTTTTTATCAGAATCATACCAAGCTAGCAAGGCCGCATTACCTGTCGATATATATCCAGATACCACGAGATCCTCATCCCTGTTTAATATAATAAATGGAGTGACAACATAATCGCTGATATCCGATTGCTCTATAACCCTTCCATCATCCTTGGATATGACGGATCTAGGAATTGTAAAGAAATTCCCGTATATCAAATTCCCCGACTTATCAATATCATCCTTCACCTCCCCCCTCAAGCTCGTCTCCCTCGCGTCCGTGCCAATCCACGCCCCCGCCTCATGATCAGCCGTGAACTCGTACAAGAGACCGCCGTAATTAACGATCTCGCCTTTTACGTAGGGCTTGGTATCGGAGAAGACAGGGTACGTGTCTAGGCCGACGATGGATGAAACAGCCTTTTGGCTCATGACCTCCGTCTCGCTATTCCCGATCGTCTGAACCACCCCGGCGGCTATGCTTTGGAAAACCCCGTTATCTACCCATCCTGAATCGTTATACACGTACATCCGGTATATAGGATTCTTATGTTCCGTGTCCTCCGCTGCGTACGTAGGGCCTACCATGTAGATATCACCCTGTTTCACGCCCGTAGAGGGCAGGGCTGACGATGTAGCGACATACCCTTTTATATACAGGTCTTGCGTGAACGGCTTTGACAGGTCTGACCATGTTTTCTGATCCCGTGATATCTGGATCTTATTGTCTTGATAGCGGAACCAAGCGGCGATATACTCAGAGATCTCATACCATACCTCTCCATCATACGAGTATCGCAGCTTGTTATTAACCGTGCGAAGCATGGGAGTAAGCCCGTTGTCCCCTTTAGGTCCCTGTGCCTTGAAGCCGGTATCAACGCCATCTTGAAACCAATTTCCGTTAGAGCCTATGGTTATGTTACCTCCGACCGGGAGGGCGTCCGTTATCCTAGTCCAAGAGGAGTCAAGACGGAAGAAATCATCGGCGATACAAAGATCATAGGTGAGTTTCTCCGTTATCGTCTCATCGTCAAGGTTCTTGTAAGTGATTATGATACCCTTCCTTCTCATCCAGAAAGGCAATTGTATACGGGTATCCCCCGCCGATCCCATCCAAGGCAAATACACGTTGTTGCATTTCCACAATATGGAATCAAGCCTCTCTTTCGTCCTAGCGTCATATACGGCCTGAATGTATGTCAACGGATAGATCGGGAAACGCTCGTTCTTATCCTTGGCCAGCTTGTCTAGCTGCTGTACGCTATCCCTCTCGTAACCCTCGCAAATATCTTTTCGATCTTCCATGATGTATCGTGCTTTAGTTCGTTATACGTAAAATATGTTGTAGCCGGCGTTAAGTCTCAAGATCAAATCAAGGTCGTTAGCCTTTGACCAATCCTCGCCTTCTTTCTTGTAAAGGGCCAGCTTGAAGACGCTCGTATTATCCAACCGATCTAATTTGTAGATATTCCCGGCCAGATAGAAAGACTTACCTACCCTTATGCGCAGATCGCCGTTCTCCGTAAGATCGATATTCTTACGGCCTTTGTACAATGTCCTTACCTTCGGCTTGTAGATACTGAATACAAGCTTGAATATCTTTCTGATGATCGTGTATATGAATTGTCTCATGATTATAATGTTTTAATGGTTATACGGTAGCTCCGGTGGCATCGACCCAGTTTGTGCCAGTCCACCAAATAGGCTTGTTTAAGGTTGTATCAAAGTACTGTACATTATCATCTATATTAGATTCAATTTTAGGTCTTTCATCTGTAGTACCTTTTCTTTTGAATATAACAGTCCCATCCATATTAGCCCATTTCCCTTTTCTTCTAAGAATAAATATACCTAATGTTGTATCATACATGAAAGCTCCTTCTGCAGCTTCAGGTCTTTTATTAGATGGTAACGTTAAACATGACGGTTTAATATATGTCAATGATTTTGTTGTTTCAATAGTTATTCCATTCAAACTTTCAAATATAATATCTCCCCCATCATTAATGAAGCCATAATAATTATTATGTCCCTTAAGATTCTTAATAGACACGATACTTGATGAGCTAACATATATCGCACAACTAAAAGAATCAACAATTGCATTTTCAATAAAAGCTATACACCCGTTATAAAATCGAATACCTCTTGTTCCATATGGAGCATTAGAGATTGGATCTTTAGAAGGACCTACCTTAATATTATTGAGATAAGCATTCCCATGAGAAAAAATCATAGGTCTAGAATCATCTGTAAATATAAGGTTATATAAAAGAATAGTAGTGTTTGAACAATCAATAGATTTTATTAGAACTTCCTTGGAAGGATCATAGCTAGATATAACAAGTCTAGCGTTTCCTGTAATTAACAGATCCTCATTATATATACCGGGTGATACTACCACTTGCATAGGAGTAAGCTTATTGATACGGTTCAATGCTTCAGTAATAGTTGGATAAGGATATCTTTTAGTACCATTATAAAATCCATTATTATTATTATCAACATATACAATCCTATCTTTTACAGAATGTATTTCGGTCAAACCCGAATTTATTATATCCGTTAAAGCGTGACTATGTGATTGCATATTCCTTTCATATCTATAAAAATGAATTTCAGATATAGAATATGTAGACAATAAAAAACTATTTTTTTCTGGAATATAAACGATTCCTTCACTTTCCTCATATTTATACAAGGCTGGATAATTATAAGACTCTAATAATTTACCATCTACACTAAACACAACAATGAAATTATTTGAAATATCATCATTCAAGTCAAATCGATCAGTACACCATAATATCAAGTTGCCATTATTAAATTCCATAGATTGAGATATATACATATCAGGTAATGATATACCATGAGAATACAATACATTAAAATCAGAATCCGTAACTATTACTTCTGTCACAGCCTTAATTGCATATATATTATTAACTTGATCGAATCCAATAGACTCTATAGCATTTACAGATGTGCTATTTATTGTTACATTTTTCTTTGGTGTAAAATCTTCATCCCAATTATAAATATTAACTATTTTCCCCTTCATTGGTACTACCAAAAGTTCATTTGTATTGGAATTATAAATCATGTCATTAGCATGACCTCCATTTTTCAGATTTTTCACTCTTACAAAATTGAACTTTTCGTCAATTATAACAATTTTAGCTTCTTTATCTTCACTACTATCTTCTGAAAAAGATAAAGCATATTGTCTAGTAGTAGGATTATATGTTAACCCTTGATAAGATCCCATAATTCCTAAATGCGAAAAGTTAAAATTTCCACATGGAACAAGAATCGGTCTATCGTACCTTGTAAAATCCTGAAGATGGGAATATAAAGGAGCCTTTTCTACATAAACTCCTTCATCCTTACTGATTGATCCTGTATTAAAAACGTGAATATTTTTTAAGACATATGATTTATAAGGTATAACAATATTAAAAACTCCACAATATGTTAATGAAGACATGCCACAAAAAATATCATCATCAGTTCCATTAAACACTATTGGAAGAATTGTACTCTTACTATTAAAAGATCCTCTAAAGTTTATATTGTTAAAACTTCTACAAGACAAATTAAGCTCAGTATTATTTCCTATTAAAACACCCTTCCTCAAACTCCCCCCTTGGAAATCCAGCACGCAATTCTCCGGCACCTCGATCGTCTGCCCAGCGAGGCAGTAATCGTACTGGATGATATAAATGGTGTTCGGTTTTCTCATCATGTGCTGCGTGAGCGTGTTCACGCCGTTCACGTAATGCTTCCGGAGGTACACCCGTCCCATTCCGGAGTAATCCTTCGGTGCGTATTCCTTATCTTTCAGTTTCAAGGTCTGGTTATCCGTCACGGTTATATCCTCCTCGTCCGGAAGATTGGTAATGCTCTTGTTACCTATCAATTGCTTCGTAGCCTCGGAAAGATCGTCCGGATCGACGGAACCGGGCTTCAAGTCCGTTACCTGTTGGTTGGTGATGTCGATTATCTCGTTCCTCAATCCCCTCCGGGTGATATACGTATCACGGATAACGTTGCCCTCATGGTCTCTCCAAGCACGGTCTACCATGATCTCCGGGGTAAGGTCGATGTCCGGCTTGAAACCGGCGGGACGGGCTGATACCGGGGCGTGGCTCTTGATCTCATCAACGACATCCCCCATATTATTAACCTTTTCCTCCGCTTCCTCCACACGCTCACCAAGTTTTTCCGTATCTTCCCTAATATCCTCTATGGCATTGTCTTGTGCCTCCAACTCATCGGTAATGGCCTTTTGGCTCATGGTATCAACCTCGCTATCACCACGGGAATCGAGTACGCTTACGTAACGCTCATGTTTCAGCCACTCTCCTTCCGTACCGTTCCAGTCCCCACGTAATACGGCCAGCTCGTATGAGGACAAACCATCATAGCCATAAGTGGCGGTAGAGGTCTTTACTTTCAGTACGACGACACCTTCTCCGATATTCGTAGCCTCGTCCTCAAATTCGGTAATAGAGAAAAGATCCTCTTTCTTGGAGCGGCATACGCTTCGTGTATCAAAGACATGATCCATATTCTTGACCCATATCGCCTCGATAGAGTAAGTTCCTTCTTCCAACCCTGAAGGAATGTCTACATAAAGCGTACCTTTGTCCGCTCTCGCTTGAAGTAGATATTTCTCCCGGTTGCCTAATAGAAAAACCTTTACATTAGATCGGGAGAAATCCTCTTTCACCGGGCTTATCCCCTTGTAAATAGTCCACTCTACCCGAATTAACCTGTCCTTGAATATGTATACCATGATTCTATAGTCTTGTTATTGATTGGAGTTGGCCCCGGATGGATTGACACCCATAAGAACCAACGCTTGATTAAACATACTGTCGGCGTGCTGATCCCTGTAAGTAAGCAACGTGAGGCCGGATATATAATAGATCAGCGCCTTTTTCAGCTTGGGGCTTACCTCCAAGCTATCCGTTATATCCTCGTCCGTTATGATCCCGATCTCGAACGTGTCGGATTTATCCTTCGCCTTATATAGCTCCAATGTCTTACCCGGTCTCATGGTCAACGCCAGTTTAGGTCTTTCCCATGTCCCCGTTGCGTATGGATCCGACAGCGTGGCGTATTCCTTATCGTTCCAATAGATAGGATCTGAAATAAATAAAGGCCATGATGATAGCCTAGCGTAACAAATCCGAGAGTAGTTCTCCGGCAAGCTTACATGAGCGACAAGATCTTCCTCTATAGTTCCGTCCGTTATTATCTTGTTTGGTTCCAACAGGCCCCAGTCTGCGTTACCGTTCACGAAGCGCAACGCCTCCGATATCTTGGACTTGATAATCGTGTCCATTTCCTCGTTATCCTGCGTTCCTAGGAACTCAGCGTCATTAAGCCCGATCTCGTCTATGCAGATCTTGACCTCACTCACTATGTCGCTCACGCTAATATCCATATCATTTCATGTTCGGGAACGAGACACTTAATTTATCCTTTAACTCCTCGAGCATATCATCGTTCTCCACCTTATAGCCCATCTTGGCGAAATAGTCGATAGCGTCATTCACGTTCTTTACGGTCTTGACCTCTTTCACTTGTTTTTCCCGGCCTCTCGAGTTCCTCATGACCGAGACACCAGACACATCATCGTCTTTTAACGTAGAGACGAGCCGGATAGACGTACCAAATCGGCAATCATTCTCGATAGCGTCTTGTACGAAAGGGTTGCTAGTCCGTAGTAAGGCGTTCTTGCCATTGATGAAATTACCGCCCTTGAACTCCATGCTGACCCTTGTGCCGCAGTATATAGTACGGAGCATGCAATTATCCTTGCCTACCAACTCATATGTTTTCGTGATCATTCGATTGATTTTATTAGACCCACCGTGCGTTTGCTCCGGTGGGTCTTGTTTGACAATATTACAGTTTACACGTTAATCTCTCCCTTGTATGGTTTCCATGCGGTACCGTCATATACATACAATCCGACGGCGTGCGTATCGTCCGCTACGGTCAAGTAAACCACATCGTCCTTTTTCGGTGTAGATACGGAACTCAGGGAAGCCACGCTGGAAACTACTGTGTCAAGCATAGACAGCTTATATCCGCTCACTGTCACGTCCGGACCGATCAGCATCGAGTTATAACCCGTAAGCATCAAGCAGTCATCCTGAATATAATATTGGGATTTGGCCTCCCGTACCTCACCGCCTTCTCCCTTGGAATGATCCACGGTAAGAGTCTTTCCTTTCTGGTAGTAATAACGCTTGGCCTCGGACATCGGGAAAGCGACGGCGCATTCCTCATATCCAAGATCGTCAAGGGCGTGCTCGACCTTGAAGTTCAACTTTCCGAAAGTGGTCTCGAAAGAGGAGATATCGATACCGATATTCTGTTTCTTGACGAATGAGATATCCTTATGTTTCGTGAAATCGATGTTCAGCAACTTCTCGATGAACTTGGTACCGCAATACACGTCCATCTCGTTCGTGTTCGAGTACTTCCCGAAAAGCATACGGGTGATACCGATAAGGTCGGCGAACTCCAATGTCGAACCGATCTGGTAACCCAGCCGTAATTGTCTCAACACTCCTTTTTGGAAATACACGTATTCTGTACCTGTTTTCTTGGAGCCATACTTCAAGGACTTAGTTCCTACGCCGATCAACATCGTGCGCGTGCATTTCTTGCGGAAATTAGACAAAGTCCAATCCTTCAAGTCTTGCACGTTCCACTTCGCCTTCTTGTTGATACGCTCGAAGAATTCCGTCCACGTGATCGGGCATACCTTCTTCTGCAAGTAGGCGATCTCTTTCTTGGGATAAGCGGAATCCGGGGCGATCTCAACCTCGCTCTCGCTCATTGCCGGTGCCATGATATGCAATCCGGTGCCCGCTTTCAAGTCCGGCACATACATGTTCCCGCTATCATCCAACGGGCCGTTAAGGGCGGCAACCATAATACCGTTAGCCTTATCCGCCGATACGACATAGAGAACCAACGGACTTCCGTCTGAATTGCCCGCCTCATCATATCCGGTCACCCCGTCCACCAAGACGGTGTTGCACTCGGCGAATAACTTCTCGTCATTCTTGTACAAGCTAAGCTTTACCTCAGCGTCCTTGTCCGTGTTGGTCACAGCCGCCTTGGTAACGCAATCCATTATAGCCTCGCCAATATTGTAATGCTCCGGTTCCTTCGTGTTGACATGGACTTGCTTGGCAAGCTTGAGGAAATCCGTGTGCATGGGATATTTGTACGCCTGGAATTTACTGACGTAATCCTCTACCTTGTTCTCGGCCAGATCAGCGTCGGTGACCGCGGATCCGGTAGCCCCCTGCCCCTGCTGGTCAATACCCTTACCCGCCGCGTCCGGGGTCGCGTTCTCCAACGGCTTGCCATCATTGGGATCCGTATCACTTCCATTCCCCCCGATCTCCACGGCCATAGCCGCTCCACCGGTCAATACCGCCAAGACAAAGAACAAAGCCTTGACCCAAAACATCTTGTCTTTAAATAATTTATTCATCGCAAAAGTATTAATTGTTATTATTCTTATTATAAAAAAGGATTGTTCACGTCTTGCGTAACCGGCTTCTCCTGCCGTGCTCCTTGCCTTCCTCTCGGTCTTTCCTGCTTACCGCTAAGATCCTTTAACTTGTCGGTAACTTTCTTGTTGATCCCTTCCGCAACGCCTTCCTCCCGTGCGGCCTCCACGTCTTGGTTATAATTCATTCCCTTGGCCATCATCTCGAAAATAGACGGGTCCAATTTACCGACGATCAAGTCATCCATGACTTGATACATCTTGCCTATAACCTCCTCCGCTTGATCATCGGAAAGGCCCATCTCCGAGGCTTTCGCCCTAATCGCTTCCACGCTAGCCGGCATATTCTCCGACATTTGTTTCTCGATCTCGTCCTGTTTCGCCAGTTTCTCCAAGTAAGCGTTATGAGCGTCGGCCAGCTTTTGCGAATAATCGGGATCATCGGCCAAGGCTTTTAAGTCAAGCCCCTTATTCTGTACCATCCACACCACGGGATCGAAATCATCCTGATCCCTAGCGGCTACCATCAACTCGGCGAAAGCTGGACTCTTCGATAGGTTCTCCCGCATTTTCTTAGAGTTTCCCTCATAACCCTCATACTCATCCATGAACTGGTTGACCGAGCCGTAGTAAGCCTCCTCGTCATCCATGTTAAGATCCGGATTCCGTTTGGCGTATCTCTGTCTGAATCTCTCTTTGTTAGATATATCTGCCATACCTTAATCGATTTTGTTTTAGGCAAAGGAAAATAATAAGGTATATCCGTTTTGTTATTTTGATTATTTTATTTAACCCATGAACCCTAAGAATAATCAAACATGTGAATCTATTTTTTATCTTTGTGATGTTCACCAAAACAAGCGTTCTTTATGGTTAATGGCGTAGATTTCATTCCAGAGCGGGACATGGAGCTTTACGAAGCTTATAGACGTGCTTTGAAGATGAGGGAAGTGAAATCCCACCGAGAGGCGGTAATGAGGGCTATATCCTCACATGCCTCTAGGTTCTGGATCTCGACCCTTCAAGCGTATAGGGGAATCCTGCTGATCAGGAAAGGGAAGACCAAGGAAAAGGGTCGATCGATCAGGAACAAGATGATCGATGACATTTATGAGATTTACAAAGAGCTGGAGAAAAAGAGAGAATTCAAGGGAAGCTCCGTTTATTTCATCACCTCTTTCGCGGTCTATCAAACGGCCCCCTGTTTTTACATATCCTATTCACGGGCGTTGGCGATAATACAACGCATCAACCGGGAAAGGAAAAATGGAAGGTAAGCTAAAAAGACTGATTCCTTCATTAATAATCGCCTTGACAAGCGTCATACTCCAACTCGCAGGTAAACATTTCTATTTCGATACCAATTCCATACCATATGACCATTTCCTTTACACGTTCACCCACGCAAACATCTTTCATTTATCATTAAATCTTATCGCCTTATTCCAGTTTAAGCCTCGTGTGAAAACATGCCTGATCGGTTACGTGTCTTGCGTCTTGGCCTCGTTCGTACCACTAGCCTCATTGCCGGTTCCTACATGCGGCATGTCCGGATTTATCATGGGATGTTACGCTCGCAGATATCACGCCTATAAACTAAGCCTTTGGAGAATAATATTGAGCAATATCGTCATGGCGTTTATCCCCTTATTCAACTGGAGGATACACTTGCTGTCATTCCTAATAGCCTATATCATCTATGGAGTCATACAGAAAATTAGCGTTCACGGAAGAGGTTGAGTCTATATTGGCCGAGAATAACAAGAGGCTGAAAAATATATTCGGCACGCACGACCAATTCACGGGGCGTGGAATGGAGGGGCATAGCCATAGGGTTGTCATAGATGATTACCCCATAAGGGTGCAGTGGCTTACCGAGGAGGTTTTCAAGAACGATCTGTATCAAGATGTTCTGAAAGCTGGTTCCATAAAGGACTACACGATAAGGTTCAACGAGCTGTACCCGGATTCAGATGGGATAAATGAGGAGGACGTGGCCAACATGCTATTTTGGGCTCGTTGCTCGAGAGACCCCTCCTTCGCCTTTTTCTCGTTATTTAAGATCAAGTCGAAAGAGGCGGGAGAAATGATCCCCTTCGAGCTTAATTACGCCCAACGTTACGTGCTATCCGTTCTGGAGGAAATGAGGCATAAGGGAGTCACGATCCGTATAATATTATTGAAAGCCCGGCAATGGGGAGGTTCCACCTTGGTACAGCTCTATATGGCGTGGATACAGCTATTCGTCATGGAAGGATGGTATTCCGTAATTATAGCCCAGACGAAAGATACCGCCAAACGTATCAAGGCCATGTATAAAAAGGTTCTCGATAATATCCCGGGATTTATATATGGTGTTGACAAGCTACAATTCGCCCCTTACGAGCATTCGGCGTCCGACTCCATAATCACCGACCAGTCCGGGAACAAGGTACGTGATAACGTGATAACCGTGGCATCTTATGAGAATTTCGAGTCAACACGTGGTATGGACTATGCCATGGCCCACTTCTCGGAGGTAGCCTACTGGAAAACAACGGACGGCAAATCGGCGGAGCAGGTTATAACAAACATAGACTCGAATATATTGGAGAGACCGTTGACCATGGAGATCTCCGAGTCTACAGCTAATGGCATGGCCGGTTATTTCTATGATGAGTACCAAATGGCCAAGGAGGGCACTTCATCCCGTAAGGCGCTATTCATACCGTTCTTCTTTATCGAGAACGACATGATAAGATTCAAGGACAAGAAAGAGACCCGGCTTTTCATACTGGATCTATTAGAGGGAAGGGATGTCACGACCTCCCCTAATGACAATAGCGAGCCGGGACAGTATCTATGGTCTCTATGGGAAAAAGGAGCTACGCTGGAGCACATCAAATGGTATATCAAGAAAAGGGCCTCGTTTCATGATCACGCCTCGATGGCATCCGAGGCACCATCCGATGATGTCGAGTGTTTCAAGTATTCCGGTAATCTCGTGTTCAATATCTACACGATCGAGGTGATGCGGGAAAGATACGTATCACCCCCGGAGTTCATTGGCGACATATCCCAATCAGAGAAGACCAAGAGGATAATTCTCACCAAGAATCCGAACGGCCTGTTGAGAATCTGGAAGAGGCCCGATGATACAAGGACATCCAACGAGTATCTTGTCATCGTCGATGTCGGTGGACGTAGCAAGAACTCAGACCCGTCATGTATAACGGTTATAAACAGGTGGAATTTACGATTCAGCGGAGGAAAGCCGGAGGTGGTAGCCAGATGGCACGGTCATATACGATATGACTGGCTCCCCTACAAAGCCGGCCAGATACTACAAGAACGCCCTTCTCGCCTTCGAGAGCAATACGTTTGATAAGAAAAAATCAGAGGCATCCGAGTTCGTGGAGGAAGGCGATCATATTCGTGGCATACTGAAAAAGATAGAGGATATCTACCCCAATCTTTACATGCGTGCGGCGACGGATCCCGAGGACATAAGGAACGGCATATACAAGAAGATAGGCTTCCAGACCAACAAGAAGACCAAGCAGGACATGGTGGATAATTTCATAGTGGCTTTCGAGGACGATATGTTTATAGACCCGGATGAGCGTATGTACAAGGAAGCGTCAAAATACGAGCAACGTCCGGACGGTAGTTACGGGAATATTCCCGGTCGTGGCAATCACGACGATATATTGATGACAGACATGATAGGAGCGCTCATATCAGAGGATATGCCTAAGCCTTCTATAATCAAAGAAGAATCAACGGGATATCTCGATTCATATCCAAAAAATGAGTCGAGTTTATAGCGTGCGCATGAACGTTTCCCTTGTAAAAATCAATATTAGATAAATAAAATACGACTTATTTTTTACTAATGTAAAATAAAGAGAGTATATTCGCGTAGTCACTGATTAGAATGTAAGACGTGACACACATTGTGGCGTTAAAGATATCGTCTCCTATAAAGACCTAAATTCCCCAAATTTATAAACATAACAGGGAGCCGATAGCAACAATACGCCCACGTTATTTGTATATATAATCTATATATAAGACGTGGGCCGTTGCTTACTACCTGTTATGTTGGCGTGGGGACGCCGGGTCTTGGTAGTTGTGACGGTGCCACGTTTTTTCATGTGTATATGTTATATATTTATAACCCCTTATGGCTCTCATCCGTGATGGACTGGAGTCATTACTTAAAGATATTACACTAGGTTGTATTCATAAAATAACTTTATCAAAGTCATACCGCTCTTTCGTGAGAACCAGAGGTATATTTATGCCAATTGGCATAAAATATAGTTTGAATAAATATTTCCCGCTTCCCTTGGGTGGTATTGGGAAGCATTTTAATACGGATATACCCACCGTTGCTATTCCGGGAGGATCGGCAATGATGATTAAGTATGTCTTTGTTTAGATATGGATTTAGATATTACAAACGCTCTCGTTCGTGAGAATCGGATCGTTTAAGGTTGTCTGAAAACCATTCATATAGATTATAGTTAAATAATAAAAACTCCCTTGTCCGTGAGGATTTGGGGAGTTTTCTATTTTAGATACCTCAAAACGATCAATAGCTTCATCCCATAGGAGACAAGCAGATAATGAATAAGGGCCGAAGGTAATCCCCCGACCCTTATTATCCAGAGTCAACCATCATGGAAGCTATCCAGTCGCTTTATATATTACTTCCCATATCGGCCTCCTTTCAATGGTATCATCGTTGCCTTAACCGGGGGCTTTGCCCCTTTCAGTTCTCTTATATCACGTTTTATCTTTAGCACCTCGTCAAACAACATGTTAAAACTTCCGCTAAGATTAACAACCTCACTCCTATAAAAATCAAGCAGTTTGAAGATGGCCTCTTTATCTGTAATCTCATTCTCTTTCATATTCAATCAATCTTTTAATATTTCACAAATACTTTTCAAGTCACAAAAGGTTAAAGTCTTGGCCGTACGTGCTTACGCCGTACATCTATTTTCAAGTCACAATTTAACACTTGGCATAGTCAAGGAAGGGGATCTGTCAAACAATCCTAGTAATCTTACCATCACCGGGGTCACCGCCCAAAAGATGGTTTATATAAGCCAATCCCTTCTGGGTAACGAGGACCTTCGTCACGACAAATCCCGGATGATTGCTCCTCTCTATAAATTTCTCGGTCATCTCGAAATACCCGGCATCAATAAACCTCTGCTTGGGCTCGTTACGGTTGGAGAAGAAAACACCTAGCTCTTTCAATCTCTTGAAAAGGGTATTCCTTCCGAACCCGAGTTTCAGTATCTTGGCGGCCATGCCTATATCGACCTTGTCAGAGGTATCGAATGCCTTGTCTGCGAAATCGGCCTTGGGCTGGAGCTTGGCTATCTTTGCGTGCTTCCTCTCGTTATCTTCTTGCAAAGCCTTATTCTCCAGAGCGAGTTGTTCTTTCTCTTCCTCCGCTTTCAAGGCGATCATAAGGATCTCCTTTCGAGACAGCTCCTTCCTGCTTTCCTCACAGGCGATAAAATACTTGCGGGCTTGCTTGCCTTTCTCATTCCCTTCAACCATGGACAGTTCCTTGGCCATACCAATGGATAGAGCGTATTCTATTTGAGGTCTACCGCCTTTAGGGTTTTCACCAAAATTGGGGAAAACTACATAATCCTGATTCTCAACAAAATCATACTTATCAATTCTGTCTTTAATCCATGTCGAAAAATCTCTTTTAGCCTCCAAGAATGAGTGTAAAGATCTTGCGTTAACCGCCTTTTTGCCATTATTTTCACTTATAGGCAACAAACTATTCAAATTTTCCATAACGTTTGAACACGTTTATATTTGTACAATGTCCCCGTTAGCGGCTCAGTCACTTCCGCTTTCGGGGATTTACTTTGACTGATTTACCGCAAATATATAAGATATATCTTGTTTTTCGTATCATTCAAACAAGATATATCTACATATTAACAATCTTTAAACAAGATATATCTTGCATACATCATATATGTAATACCTTTGCGCAAGTAATAACTTAACAACATGAGAATAAGAGAAGCTATAGAAGAACAAGGTATGACTACTAAGCAAGTAGCAGAAAAGTTAAATGTAACCTTAAGCGCTTTAAACCAAAGCATATCGGGCAATCCATCTGTAAAAGTAATAACTAATATAGCTAATGCTATAGGAATACCAGTATGGCAACTTTTCGCCTCCCCTTCCGAAGTACAAAAAGAGACCGATGGTGGATATAAATGCCCTAACTGCGGATATCCGTTAAAGATTAAGGTGGAATAACAATACTACTTTGTCATCTAATATATACAGCAAGCCGCATAGAAGATATACTTCGTTGGAAGGGTAAGTACTACTGGAAAATTCACGGACATGCCGTAAAACATGCCTCCTACGGAATAACGGATGTGAAGATTGGGTAATTTTGCAAAAAATACAAAACATGTCTATAAATACATACTATACTATTCTTGGAATTACTGAATGTGCTACTTTTGAAGAAATACAAAAAGCATACAGGCAAAAGGCATTATTATATCATCCTGATAAAAACAAAAGCGACAATGCACATGATATATTTATAAAAATACAAAAGGCATATGAAGTATTATCTGACCCAGAACGAAGATCAAAATATGATAATGACTTAAATTCCTATAGGCAAAATATTTTCAATTCAATAAACACAGACAAAACAAATAGAAGTAAGTCTGATATAGAGAATATACAAAAACAAAAAAAGAGTCCAATCAATAAACGATCATATAAAAGGGAAAAGACAAGTATTAATTCTAAAAATATATTAATATTTATTTGCATATCAATAATAACTATATATATAGCTTACCATGCTAATTTATTCAATATTAATAACCATAATACAGACACAATAAATCCTACACAACAGATTGATGATTATGTTGAAGAGGTTGCGCCTATGGTTGAAGAAGTTGAAGATTCAAATATATATAAGAATAATCATCTTATGAATGGAGATTCTCCATTTACTGAATACTTTGGAATTAATTCATATGATGATAGCCAAGATAATTATATAACGGTAAATAATGGAAGTGATCAAGACGCTGTTGTTATTTTAAAAAACATAACTAGTAAAAAGATAATTAGGAATGTATATATTAACAAACACACATCGTATGATATAAGAAATATTCCAGAAGGTATTTATGAGATGAAATGTGTTTATGGTAATGACTGGAATCCTAATTTATTATTCAATGGAATGAAGTTAGGAATGTTTCAATCAAATGTACATTACTCTTCACAAGCCAACTATAAAGACTATTTTAATATGTTTTCAGAGAGAACAGAAAATGGAATTTCTATTCCATACTATGAAGTAACTCTTCATAAAGTGTCTAATGGTAACATGAGAACAAAAAAAATTAACCAATCTGACTTTTTTGAAAAATAAATATGGAAGATTTTTTAAACAGCATGACAATCCTTGCATCGGCGATATTAGTCTATATTTTCAATCGAGATATTATTTTAAAAAAGATATTATGGAAAGAAAAATTCGAGCCTAGGAAACCTAATGGAAAAGGGAAAAACATCTATTTGTATGACGCAAGGATTTTAGGAGTAATTCTTGAAGGAATTAGATTCAGAGAATCAACAACACCATACGGCATATCAGAAGTAAGATACCGTTTTTTAATGTTCCTTGGTATTTTCTTAATTCCTATTGGATGTTATCGTGTTATAGAGAAAAAAACTATAAAAACCGGATATAAAGAATATACGACACAGTTTATGATACTAGGTACAGAATCATGGAATTTACTTGAAATTATATCCATATATATTTTTAGGTTAAGCACTTTGATAATATTCATATCCTCTATTATATCGATAGTAGCATTTATTGGCTTGATCAGTGAATATATTTAAAATGTAAAAAGATATCGGGTGACACCAACGCCACCCGCTATCTTATCACTCATCTAAATCCTCAAATATCTCCAGCGCCTGTAACTTTAACTCATACAATTGGTTCTCCAGAGAATCATTATCGCTACCGACCTCACGAAGGAACCTCTCCATATCGGATATGGCCTTCACGTACTGTGACAATACCATGGATCTCCTGTAATCATCGCTACCGGTCAGCTGGTTTAACTTGACCATATATCCGGCCCTGTCGAAATCGTCCACGGAAGTATCCTGTATTTTCTTTAGATATCCCTTGTAATCATGATCCATTTCCGAGACAAAGTCTACGACCTTCTTGTTATATATGGAATTCATCCGGCTCAGCTTCAAATCCTTGTCCCCTCCGGTCAAGAAACGGCTTAACAGGGGATAACGACTCACCGGCATATCTCCATTTTCTCCGGACAGCATATCAAGGACTAAATCAGACACGCCCAATGCCACGGTACCAAAACCTCCTGTATATCCAGAAAGAATGTTCTGCCAAGTAGCCGGATTAAAGCTCGTGCCTCTCTTGACATCGTCGCCACCCGTTAACGAGTTGAGTGCCCTCGACAACTCGACCATAGTGGTACTGGTACTCCTGTAGACCTTAGTATATTCCGGATCATAATCATTAGCCTTATTCATCGAGGTCTTATAGATAGGATTACCCATAAAATTCACGTTAGAGGCGTTTTGGGCGATAGGCTGAACCACCGTAGGCAGGAGATTTAGAGCGAACTTCCAACTATCATACTCCCAGTTTATGTTTAACGGGGATACCATATCAATCCCTGTCTTAACGACATCCATAGCCTCCACTTCCCTTTTACCAGATAATTGTCCGGCAATTATATCTCCGATCTTGAAATAATTGGCAAGCTCCGGAGATAACGGAATCTTGAGCCAACGACCATGAGTCAAACGAATACATATATTATTCTGTCTCTCATGATCGCTCAATGAATCAAAATAATCCCTATCATCATCATCGCTATCCCATCCCAAATAAGCGAAGAGCATAGGCATAAACAGATTATTGAGTAACGAGACAGACGATCCCATGAATATTAGTGGGGCTATACGGGAACCTATTCCTTTAATTGGATGATTTCTCATCATGGAATATTCCTTATACATGCTTTGAACGGCGGCGTTAAAGAACAACACCCAATCTCTTCCATACTCAGATATCCACGCTGCTGTGTTAATATACCATTTATCGCTCTTCGTTTTCTTTCCGGCACCTTTCTTGTTAAAGTTAACCGATACCTCCTTGGCATCATTGATTGACCGGTCAATGGATCTTCCATGTTCCCGGCTCGTCTTATACGCCGCATATCGGTTCACAAGTTCCGCTACATTACCCATGAACTCAAAGCACTCAAATACAGTAGAGACTAGTTCTTTGGGGGATAACTTCCCAATATTACCATCCGAAAGTTTCTCTAACTTGTTCGCTAAATCCTTAGCGTATTCCTTTTGCGTCTCCACGAACGTATATCCAGTAGCCCCTCCATTATCCATGAACTCCTTAAATATCGCCTGTTCCTTATCAGAAATATCAATCTCTCCCCTTCTGTATTTATACAGATTACGACCTAAACTCCGAAGTCCAAATAACGCTCGCCTCTGGTTCCCTGAAAAATCCTTGAAATACCTAAAGTTCTCCGTCACAAACACGGAGTTATTGGCATAAGGCGTATCTCTTATCAAGTTGGCAAACGAGAACGCCACGTTCTTGGACGTAAAAGCTCCGGCCATAAATGTTTTCAAGTTCCTAGCTACGACGTAAGCGAGATCATCCTTCACATCCGGATTAGTCAATCCATTTACCGCTTGCGCCAATCGGGGATTGCCATTAACGGTCATGACATACCTGTTACCTCCCACGAAAACCTGTACCTGATGCTGGCTTCTCTGGTCATACAATGTTTTATATGGTATATCCGATCGACCTCCTTTAATCAGCTCAGCCTTACCTTCCTCTCTAAGCTCTCTCATCATTTCCTCATGATCTTTCACCGCCTTGGCCACTTCCTCGCCAGAAGCGTTATCCGGTATTTGCGGAATGGACTCCACCCATTCCGGATTTTCCTCGGTACCGACATTTCGAACCCAGATATTATCTATGGTAATAAGACCGCCAGTGTCATGATTGCTAGCTAAATTGAGAAAACGTTGTTTCGCCAAGTTCCTATTTCCAGCGGTAATAGATCCGTATCCAACGTGTATCAAACCAGCAAAAGGATTATCAGCCTCAGAGATACGTCCTTTTGCGGTTTTCACTGGGTTTCCCATCTTTATCTCCGTAGCGTCTATGTAATCATAAACATCGGATGCAATATTATCGGAGAAACCTCTCAAAGGGATAAAGTACTTAAACCGGGAAAGGTTCTTATCCATATAGGACTTGTTTATCAGCCCGGACTCATACTGCCTCCTTAACGTATACTCTGACACGTTATGAACCTTATCCCATAGATTATCAACCAAAACCATATTGTGGGTAGACTCATAATCTCTCACGAAATCATAAGCGTCAGAAAGCCATTTATCTTTATTCGCTCCATCCTCCGAAGACTTAAACACTGAAGACAAACCACTATAGTCCTTTCCTAGAATCACACCATAAGAATTATCGCCTAACTTCCATTGGAATGACAATGCCTCTCGATCCAACTCCTTTTGTTCCTCGTCCCACGCTAGATCCTTATTAAGGACATCTTTCTTTGAATCTTCCCACCTATCAATTAACGTTCCGGTCACCTTTTCTTTATATTTATCCATCTCCTTGTTATAGATCTCGGATTTGACAAATGATTTCCGATAATCGGCGGCTATCTCAGCAGAACGCTCAGCCTTACCTTTATCAACACCTTTCTTTAGTTCCTTGCCAAGAACCTTGTCATACGTCTTTTTGTAAGCCTCACTCCCCTTTTCCTCCGCAACCTTTTCCGCTGTTTTTTTAGCGTTTTTAAGATCAGAGTCGGAAATAACCCCCATTTTAGACAAAGCGTCCACGTCAAACGCCTTAAGAGTTTCTATGCCATCCCTTACGGACATATCACGGTTTCTCTCGATACCGTGTTTAGATTGTACATATTTAACCAAATCCCTTAATGGCCCTTTAGACCAATCCCAAGTTCTTCTTAAACCTTTCTTAGATACCTCAGAAGCATCACCTATCAATGCCCTTATAGCCTCATTCAAAGGATTCAGGAATTTAGAGTCGAAACTATCCATATCCGCCTTATTCTTTGAAGACAAAGCTATAAGGGCGTAATATGGATTCTCATAGTCCAGTATCTTCGATTTGGTTTTCTTGGCCAATAATTTCAAGAACTCATCTATAGCTGTTAAAGAGTCAACCATAGCCTCTTTGAACTTAAAACTGTCGGAAGATGCCACTTTATCCCAAGCGTCAACCATTTCCTTGTTTAGGGGTTCTTCATCCTCCACTTCCGCTTTAGCCTCCCGGAACCGGATTTTGTCATTGTTTTTCTTTGTTTTCTCTGCGAAAGCGAAATCATCCGTCTTTTCCCTTACGCTTTCTCCAACGCCTCTACCCTTGTTTTCAGATCCTTCACGTCCGATGACAGTCCGCTCATCGCCGATTCCATCCCGGACACTTCCGCTCCTATCGCCCGTATCTCCTCCGTCAAGTTGGTCTCCATCGTTGTCAACTTGGCCATCAGTCTTTTTTCCATTTCGGTCAGTTGCGTTTTCAGTTCCGTCAATAGCGTTTTCAACTCCCCTTGGTTTGTCGATATGGTCTCGTTCACTTTCGTTTCCGTTCTCATCAACGCCATCGATTGTCTCGAGTTCCCTTCCAGTACCTTTTGTTTCAGAAGGTTGTTTTCCTTTTTCAGGTTCAATATCTCTTGCGATTGATCCATTTTCGTTCAAATTTATATTGTTAAGACTTAATCTATTTCTCATCACGATATCCTCGGCTACATCCATCAAGTTTCCTTGCTCCAAGTTCTTATAGCTTCTCCAGAGGATATAACGGAGGTCATTATCCGATAACTTGAAATCAAGGCTAATACCGGCCTTTCTCAACATATCAAGAAAAGAGTCCTTGATCTTTTCCCATAACGAACGCTCGGCCTTGTTATCGAAACCACGTTCCGCTAATTCAGCGATGTATTCCTCTGTAGCCTCACGCAAGTTAAGAGGATTGCCTTTAGTCCGGTCAATGATATTTTTCCGGATATCCTCGTTGGCGTTCCGATACACGTTATCAAGGAAAGTATCGAAATCATCCCCGAATAGCTCACGTAACCCATGATGCCCTACCACCTCATGGAGGAAAGTCCTTTGAGCGTCACCTACGGACGTGGAATTAGGTGATACTATGACTATCTCCCCGGTAGAAGTATCATACCAGCCTTTGGAATCTCTCTTACGGGCCAACATATTCTCATCCGTATCGTTTATATCGTCCACGTCATGGATTACCCTGACAGGGGTGTTAAGCTTGGTAGACCAATCGTTGATTGAGGATTCAATAGTTTCAGCCTTATTTAAATTATCAGCGCCTTTATCACCTATAGAACGAAAACGAACGCCATCAATTTCTGAGGCTTGCTTAACTGCCTCATTTCTCGATATTTCATCATCGGCTTTATAAGTGAATATTTTCAAACCCGCATCGTATATCGCCTTACGAATGTCACCATCTACGTTATCCGGGACTACAGCGGCAGCAAATTCCTCCAAATATACAGGACGTTCAAACTTAGTCTCGAAGTACATTGCCGGATATTCATTCCTTATGGCATCCACCATCTCATTCAGCGTCTTCACATCCTCATCAGAAAAATCTATCCCATATTCTTCCTTTATATATTTTTGAGGGTCTTTGCTTCGTGCCGCTTCCGCCAACCTGTATAGACCGTAGTCGTCATATCCTTTGGCATCCGGTTGCAATTTTTCTCCTAACTCATGAAATACCTTAGACCATTTATCCCTGAAAGCGTCAACGTCAGCATGATCCGTAGTCAGCTTCCCTTTATCCTTGCGTATATCTTTCAGTGAGCCTTTAGCATCCAGCAAACTCGCAGCGAAATTTTGGAACGACGCACCTATTCCGACAGATGCGCTTCTTCCTTGCTTCTTCATAAACTTGGATACGTTCTCCAAGGTGTTAGGAATGTACTTTCTTATACCGGAAGGAGTAAATCCGTTAAAAATAATTTCTTTTATCCCGTACCTTTCATTCAATTTATCGAGCCACTTGTTAAAATCGCCTCGCATTCCATTTTCTTCTATGAAATTCCATGAATCGCGCATTGTTCCGTGAGCATCAACCTTGTCAGAATTGCTTATGTCATCACGTACTGATTTCATGAAGCTTTCTACCGCAGAGTAATCAAACCCATACTTATCGATTCGTTCAAGATCCGTCTTACGTTTCTCGTAGAGGATTGATCTTGGATTCATTTTACCTATAGCTTCTTCAAGCTTGGCTCTACGAAGTTTTATCGCCTCATTGTAACCTTCCGTACTAAATCCTTTATATTCCATATAGGCATCTTTCAGACGAGACAATTGCTTGTCAGACAAACCACTCATGGAGAACGATCCATTTGTGGCATCTTCAACTTCGGTTCTTGTTTTTTCCGGATATGAAGGCTTTGTACGGGCTAATTCCGGAGCTTTACCTTGCTCATATAAATACATATAAGCAAGACTATCCTCGCCTCTTCCATCCATATAGCTGTCCATCCCACTTTTGGTTGTCGACCGCATTTCCTCTGGAAGTTTTTGCAAGTCTTTTGAAAATGCGTCACTGCCTTTCCCTGAAAACTGCCTCTCTATAGTTGGATAAATGGGTGTCCATGCGTCTTGACTCCAAGTACCAGCATTTTTTCCAGTACGTTTCTCTATCATGGAAGAGGGAAGTACAAGCGATATGGAACCATAGCCAGTATGCGATTGTCTGGATATGTCTATCACGGCCGCACTCGGATTGGCGAAGCCTCCTTGTCTCAATGCTTTTCGAAGTTTTTCTTCACTGATATTATGTAACCCAACCAAGGACTTTTCGCCATTCTTGTCTTTTACTTCCCGGAAGCGGATGTCATCATTATGAGAAGAAAAGCCCCCATTGTTTTCGGTAGCAGACTTTATTTGATTATCATTAAAGACCGAATAGGATCTTCCTCCCATTTCTTCGTCCTCAAGGACTATCACAGAATCATACCCATCTGAATTTGATCGCTTGAAATCCTCTCCTGAATCATAATAACTCATTTCATCAACGAGCGATTCCATTGAAGCAAACTCTAAAGGATTCCTAACGTTAAGGAACACTGGTTTATGTTTCGTATAGAAACCTATTTTATTATCATTAAACCAGAATCCTATATGTGAGGTTTTTGCCCAATCCTCGTTTGTAGCATTAAGATTAGTGACATCTCCCAGATGGGATTCGTCAAATGCGTTAAAATCGGCATATGTCCCATGATATACAACCCTTGGCTCACCATTCTCATCGATCACTTTAGACGCATCCTCTGGATTATTTTCCCAATCACCGAACCATTCCTTAAACGCTTTCGTACGAACTTGTACCCATTGCTTTTCGTTAAGATTAGTAGGGTTGCCATTAGGAGCTTTCATATAAGATCCATCGGATTTCGCTTTCTTTATGATATTTTCCTCTTCGGGGATAATACGTGTCTCCCTGAAACGAATACCACTATCCGGCCTTGTCTCCTCAAAAGTGGGCTTTACTCTTATAACATGTTCACCCTCCCCTCGCTTATTAACTAGTTTGCCGTTCTCGTCTTTCACCAAGGTCAATGGATCGGTATAGTTAAACCGCCTTACGATCTCATAAACACCATCATCACCAATATTAGAAATCTCATAGATAGAGTTGTTTACCCTTGCCTCTTTCAATCCACTCTCCAGAAACGCTTTTATATGCTTCCGCTCTGCGGAGGTAATATAATCGTCTTTATCAACCAAAGACAATTTCTTTACTTTTCGGGAGACATCTTCCACAAACAAAGGAATGATATCTTTGTTGTCTATATAAAGTGTTCCATCCTTACTTTTTTTAATATATTGTTTAAAAGAAGAATCGTTTACACCTATGTTAAATTTAGGAGATGTCATAGGAAGCCCATTATTGTAATAGGATTGTTTAATATAGCCGCCCTCTTTCTCTGCTGTTATACTATATCCGTTATTATATTTTGTATATTTTAATGTTATACCTTTGTCTGTAGTAACAACCTGTTCATCAATAATAGTTCCTAGATATTCATCTGCTTTTCCCGCAGGAAATAAATCCTTACTAGTTGGCGTTTTACCCGGATTATTTTTCATCCAAACTATTGGATCAACAGCTATGTCTAATAACGGATATTCATTAGATTTATCAGATCGTGATACAGTTAGAGGAGATACAGGAACTACACTCTTGTATTCAGAAAACGGTTTCGTCTTCCGGATTGAAGAATCAATCCATTTCTTGAACTCATCCAACGCTACCCCGGTAATGTTGCCTAACCCTTTCCAGCCTTCCTCATAGTTTGACAAGTAAGCGGACCTAGCGTCTTCCAAGGAAGAGAATCCCATCATAACCTTATGCTCGTCGAATGAACCATCAGTATTCACCTGATCCACGACATACACCATGTCGCTATTCATGTCCGGACCTAGGAATACATCTATATGATCACCATCCACACTTTCAGTACCTCGAATGTAACCGTAAGTGTTGTTCATGGTAACAGACCACTCTTTTCCATTAGCGTCCTTACCGGAACGGACGGAACCGGCGGGCTGCTCTATGGTGACATCGAAACCGTTTATCTTTATATGGCCTTTCTTGTAATTGCCGGCCTCTTTCTGCGCCTCTGTTGGATTGGTATCAACCTTTAGCTCCTCTTCGTGCAATCTCTTAGCCTCAACTATGCGTTCGGCATAGTCCAATGGGGTCTCGTTCTCCTTTGGAGAAGGAGCGACAAAAGGAACTAGTCCCCTTGATGAGCCTTCTTGTGTAGCTCCATCCGTGCGATCAATGTCGGGGCCAGCCGATTCTCTTCCCTCAACCTCTCCAGTTCCCCCGGTCTGATCAAGTTGTTCTCTTGGCAATACCTCGCCGCCTCCCTCGCGTAAGCCATCGCCTCCGCTTTCGTCATTTCCTTCAATGTTTTCATTTTCTATCGGTTTATTTTGCGCTAAGATAGCGTATGTTTCATTTTGTTCGTCAATTATGGCCTGTATTTCATCCGCGATTTGCGAATCAAGCTCGCCTCGCTCCTCATCAGTCAATTGTTTCTCCGAGAAATCACGTACCATGCTTTCCTCATACGCCTCGTATTCTTCCGGGGACATATGATAATTCTCCTCGCACCACTCAGCGTAAGCGTTGTACTCGGCCTGTCTCTCACGCTCAGCGATCGCCTCACGGTTCCTCTTGACATAATCGATCAAGTCTCCACGTGTATGAGCGGAAGACAAGACCTCTATGATAGCGTCCCTTCCGGCATTCGTATCGTTCTCATCGAAGAAGTTCGTACCATTCTCCTTATCGGCAAGCTCCAATATCTCACCCGCCCTCTCTATATTAACACCGCCTTTCTCCGGAGAGGCGAACAATCCGAGCATCCTCGCTGTCTCATTATTCCCGGCACCCGTCTCTTTCTTGTAACTGTCACGTGTCAATTTGATCGCCCCATTAGACAGCATCATGGCCGCAAGCTCCTCTCCGCTCATAGGATCACCCATCACGGAGATCTCCTTTGCTATGACATCACCCGGCTTCTTGCTGGCCTCCTTGATATCATCATCAAGATTAGCCCAGAAATCAGCCTCGACCTTGATCGCCTCATATTCTTGTCGGGCTTTTATCAATGCGGCCTCGGCCTTATCCTCTTTTCCGATAGGGGCGTCATCGTATGCCTCTTGCGCCTTTTCCAAGGCATCAGACGCTTTTTTAAGGCTTTCATCGAAAGACTTTCTCGTCACCTCGATCTTCCTTGGCATCTTATCGCCATATTTATCATAGAGGAAATCCAAGGCCATATCCATACCTGACGATACGAAATCAGGCGTACCATCTTCTCGCATGACCATGGAAGGTGTCTCTACATTGCTAGGTTGTATTGTCTGATCAATGTCACTTTCCGTCTCGATCTCGTTCGTTGGCTGGTTGATCGCATCTTCCACGGGAGGTGCAGAGGTTATCTCGGCATCAGCACTTGCAACATTATCATCCTCTGGCGACACCACATTAACTTGTTGAGCGTCATATATGGCATCTTGAAGATCAAGAATCTCATTCTCTGTTATAGGCATTGCGGGGGAAGAGCCATTCTTGGCTGTCACCTGTCCGGTTTCTCTATCATAAGCCGCAGGTTGAGCGATCCAATCACCGTTCTCATCTTGTCCTTGAAGGATAAATGCGTTATCCCCGTTCCATACGATCAACCCCGGCTTTGGTAATTGCGTCTTGGGATTATGATGCATGGTCATGTCAAGCTCGGACTGGCGGGTAGCCAATAATTGATCCTCATAGGTCCGTCTCATATAACCGGCATCTTGCTCTACTATATCGCTCAACCTTTTCACCGAGACCATCCGATCCTGTCCGTTATCGGAAATAACGGCCTTATCTCCCTCGATACTCCTAACGTACACAGGTCTTTCCTCATTTCCCTCGCTAAGCGTAGCGGTGGTGACGACAGACCGTCCATCCGGGGCGGTTGTCTTGTAAGGAGTTATATTATTGGCAACGTAAGTTTCAACATCATTGTCTATTTCATCGCCTATACGATCCTGCAAACCGGATATCCTGAGATAATCAGCGTAGAATTCCTCGGCTAACGGACGGGCATCCGCATTAACCCCATCAAGAAGGCTCATCACTTGGGCCTCGCTAGCTTTATCATCCACATAGCTTTCTATCGTACTAGCCAAACCCGGAACCATTTCAGATAGGGAAAGCCTTGTCTCTTCCATCTTTTTGCTCGCCGTCCGTATATCGCCCGGATCAGTCATATTGCGTCCTTGCTCCTCTGCCTCGGCAAACCTAGACTTAGTTAATAGAGGAGGAGTTTCAACGCCTTGATCTGTTACATTTGAATCGGAGATAGGCTGCTGAGCCTGTTTGCCTCCTATTTTATCCGCTACGTATTGCGCACCTTTAGCCAACGCTCCGGCCCCAGTAAAATAAGCGCCGCCTCCCATTCCATAGACAAAGCTCTGCAATACACCATCGGTCAAATCCCTTTCCGGATCCGCACCTGTTATCTTATCCGTTATATTCTCCGCTAGCGTGGAAGATACCTCTTCGATACCTTCATTTACAGGCTCGAAAAACATACCGAATTTTTTATAGAACTCTTGCATCTTACCCATTATGCCACGCTTGATAGCCTCTTGCGCCTTTTCCTTTCCTAACGTCTTGAATAAGGTTGACATCCAAGCCTTGGATACGCCAGCGCCCAGCATCTCAGACAAGGATTCTGCCGTACCAGTAAGAATAGCGTTAGATACCTTTGCGAACTCTCCCATGTTTGGGTTATTCTGGTCAAGATCATCATATTTCTGGCTAGCCACTATTGATCCTATACCTGCGAGTCCGGCCGCTGGAGCTCCGGCCATTGTAGCGGCCATGGCCCCGATTGACATCGGAAGCGACTCTACGCCTTGCAAGGCTATATCGCCTATGGCACCCATATAATTCCCTTCTTTCCAAAGATCGGTGAAATCCTTGCCATTGTATCTGTTTGACCTTGCCCGGGAAAACTCCGCATCAGCCTTAAATCTATCTGAGATATCCTTGAATGCCCCGCCACGTGGGATCAGTCCTCCCGTTGCGGATTCCAGTCCTTTGGACACCTTATCCAATACCCCAAAGATACCGGCACCAAGATCGGCTCCTCCTGCGTTTAGCTTCTGTATAGCGTCTCCAGCCCAAGTATTCATAAAAGAAGAATCCTTCTCATACTCCGTAGGAGGTGGAGGAGTAGCGGTCTCAATCTTTCCTTTTTTACGCAAGGACTCAAAATTATAATCGGCAGAATTATCCCATGGATTAACATACTCGGATTGATCTGATTTGGGAATATCAACCTCTTGTCTTAGGGATATAGGAGGAGGATTAACACTTGATTGGGAAACATAGTCTGTCTCTTTAATATTCTCGTTATTAATTGGAGCATAGCCTAATTTACTCTCGAATTGGGAGAAATCTCCTAAATCTTGCCATCCATCTTTTTTCAAGACATCATAAAGCATTTCACGCTTACCTGAGTCTTTCAATTTCCCCTCAAAAGAGGAAAAATCGCCCAAATCAGTATATCCATCGCTTTTTAAAGCGTCATATAATTTTCTGGTATTGTTCACTTCCATAATTTTACCAACCTACATTTTTAGAACTCGAATTATTATCCCAACCTATACTTTTCTTGTTAGTACTAGTAGAAGAACCTCCCGATCCAATTATCTGATCAAACTCATCGTATAATTCCGGGAAATTCTGAATATTACTCATGACAATAGCGGCTTGTTTGGTCTTTTGGTCTCCACCTTCACCAAACTGCCACGATATATCCGATATACTCTTATTCTCTTTTGGATGATCTTCCGCATACTCCAACATCCTCTTATACATATAAGCGATAACCCCATCTTTATCCTTTCCGGACAAAGTGAAACGTTTACCGTTTCTGCCGATGATGTCAATAGACTTATCCGCCCCAGAGCCATTAGCTTTAGCGGTACGATATTGCTCAAGACTATGGAGATTGGATTGCCTTATACCCAACTCTCTCTCTTTATATGCGGCATCCTGTTTCATCTTCCGCTCCTCCCTGTCATTCTTTATTGCAAATTGAGCGGCACTTTGCGCTATCTTGGCCTTTTCCAAATCATTCTGGGCTTTTCTCGCTTGATCCTGTCTATAAAGCTGCAATGCCCTTTGATAATTATTGATGTCGTTTTGCCTTGCGGCCAGATACCCGGCCCCGTATCTTTGCCTGATAGCCTCCAACCTGTCAGAATAGGATTGTAGTTTAGGATCAGCTACGGTGGGTAGTTTCTGCGAAGGTGCCTCTCCCGCGAATGCCAAATTGGAGAAGGAAGACAACACATTGCCTAGATGCCCGATTCCAGTAGCTACGGAAGCGGCCCGTTTTCTTCTCTCCTCCTCCTCTTGACTTATCGGCTTTTGAAAGAGCGTCTCATAAAGCCTTTGGTTCCATTGGTAATCGTTCATTTGAGGCTCGACAACGCTCGCTTGCGGAGCGGTCTCATCCGTATTATCCACGGTTGGAGCTATAGGGTTCTGGCTTCCGGCAACCTCCGGCTCAACCAATGGCGTAGTGGACAATTCCGGCCTCTGAACGACCGGGGTCCTTTTCCTATTATATCTTTCCTCTAATGTCATTGTTGTTTACTTTTTGAATATAGACTCAAATAATCCCTTCCCCTTGTCAAGATAGGCTTGCGCATCAGCCCCAACGAGGCCCATCCCTGCCTGTAATCCTTGATTAGCCGCTTGCGTGGCGTTTGCCGCCTGTTGATTATAGATAGACAGCCTTTGGTTACTGATATTATTCTTGGTGTTGAGATATTGGGATTCCACGGCATCCTTCCGTGCTGTAGCGTTAGTGGCTATACCACTGGCGGTATCGGATATCACCTCGCCCGCCGCTTTCTTGGCCTGCGCTACGGACTCATCCGTAGCCCCTACGACCGCGGCGGTACCAGAAGCCTTACGATACTGCTCATCCGCTAATTCCCTTGCCTTGGTCAAGGCGGCTTGCGCCTCCGCGCTTTGGGTATAATCCTCGTTATACCTACGGTTAAACCAATCCTCATTCTCCTTTGCCTGTTTATCCAACACGGCGTTCGCTTTTCTAGCCGCCTTCCTTGCCTTTATTCCCCCGGCAATGCCACTCGCCAAGGAACTGGCGGCTCCAACTATAGATCCGATCATAATCTTGTCTTTTCTCGCAAAAGAGATAAATAAAGTGACTCGTGTTTGTTACTTTGATCATTATCTCCCATCGGACACCAAAAAATCAACTATTCTATACTGTTTTCTATCATCTACGAATCATTCGTATATAGTTAGGTCCGGTCATATAGGCATTATTGGTATATTTGCGGGAACAAATTTTATTATATACCATTAGAATTAAAACAGCTTTTAGTGTATATTATTAATTGTTGTTAATTCTATAAATATTCTTGTTGCGCTATTTGGTAACAAACAATATTATGCTTATCTTTGCATCATAACAATAGAGCTGGTGGCAACAGTAACAATTCAGCGATAATATCATGACAAAAAGTGAATTTATAAAGAAAGTAGAGAACGGAGAAGCAAAGGTTCTAACAGTTGAAGCTGCAAGAAAACTAAAAGGAAAAACAATATTATGGATGTACTTCGGATATTCAGGAAACGAAAATGAAGTACGCAAAATGAGGGTAGGAGATATTGTTTCGGAGCTTGGATATTATTCCAAGCAACCTTGTGAAGGATATGCTTCTCGTGCGGAATACTGGAAGTCGTACATGACAGAAGAGCAACTAAAAGAAAAAGAAAACACATTGCTCCTTCTTGATGAAGAAGGAAAAAACCAATTTATTCGAGCACATAAAGAATCTGACTTATTCGATAAGCCGACATTCACCTGTTCTGATGCGGATAGAGATATTTATTATATCCGTAAAAACACAAGGACAAGAGTCGAATTAACAGACAAATATACAGGTCGCTCCATCACCTTGTCCATCAAGAACTATACCAATGAAGAATATTGGTATAACCAAATCTCTAATGGGCAGCGAAGGAAAATAGAAAATTTCTTCGGAGAAATGGCCGCTTATTATACAAGTGTTGAGATTTTATAACCTTAAAACGCTGAGCTATCGGCATGACGGGCAAAAAATATGGTTAAGACGATAGATGAGAAAATAGTTTTTGCATCAGATAAACAATAAAAAAAGAGGCGGATTTCTCCGCCTCTTCACTGTGCAATTTTGGGCACAGACTTGAAATAGCATTTTCGTTTCAATCCACGCACCGAAATGCGACAGAATCATCTGATGATCTGATCGCAAATGTAAAGATTAATTTTAAGATATGAAAATAAAAGAACTAGAACTTCCCGCATTCGCCATGCTGGACGGGTGCCACGAGAAGGAGCTTGAAGGTCGGATAGTTATACTACACATACGTTCTGCCAGTATCATCGAAATATTCGGCAGGAAGGATGTAGTCTTAAATCCGGATGTTCTGACAGTCAAGTTTAGCTATACCAATAGATTTGGCATTAAAGAACCAATGATTGCGGCGTTACATTATTGCGCCACGCTTGATGTCAAATATGATTCCGAAATGATAAAAAAGGAAATCATAAAACCTGCGGCTCAATGGTATTGCGATTGGGCTGAGTGGGAAGATGAAAACATAGTAAGAGAGGAGGGATCGAATGAATGAACGTGAACGAATAGGGAAACGAATAGCCGAAATACGTAAGGAAAGATGCTACACGGTGCGACAACTGGCCGAACTTGCCAACCTTCGGGCCGCAACTATCTCCAACGTTGAGAACGGTAAGTTCTCCGTTGGGATAGATATACTTGCGAAGATATGTGATGCGCTCGAAGTGAAAATAGAAATAATATGATTACGACAAGCATGACAACCTCCGAATTATTGGAGGAAATCAAGGATGATTATCCCAATGTATTTGCAATATCCGATGCCAAGGACGCTAAGGTGAGTAGGATCGTAAAAAAATCAGGCATATTCCCGATCCACATCCACTCGTTTGTCACTACCAAAAGAAAAAACAAGTGGCTTATCCTATGGGAATCGCATAGCAAGAAGGATATAGGCGACAATTGCCGGATCTCTTTTGTGTGCTACCATGATACCAATCATGGTAAGTACGCCTATATGCCTGTCTTTGTCAATGGCAAGATGATTCTTCTTGCGTTTCCTCCTCACTTCTTCAGCCGGTTCGCCGATCGGATGGGAATTAACCTTACAGGCAAAGAGTTGATTAAGCGGTACTTCGAGATAAATAATAGTTATTCATTCACATTTTCGCACGAAGAGGTGGACGGAGGGTACCGGGAGAATGTATTAGCCACCTGTAAAGAGGGAATTTCGATGGGATTCAAAGCCGTAGGGCTGGATGTTTTTCTGCTGAAGACCTTTATAACCTACGATATGTGCAAGGGGGATCAAGTCAGTAGCTTCGCCAAGAGCGAGGAGTTCAGGAAAATTCAACATGACAACAAGTAATAGTTCTATTTTTCGCATCGCCAAAGTATAACGCCCGTGTTTTTTCTGACACGGGCGTTTTTTATTGGTCTATTTGTCTTATAAGTATCAAAAGCCTTTTCCTTTTTGTCTCATAAATATCCGGTATTCGCCTTTATCTAAATTGTCTATCCTAAAATCAACCTTGGCTCCATCTGGAACAAACGACGGGACATGCCCCGCTAGCTTTTTTATTATTTCGTCAATGTTATTATATCCTATATCCGTAAATGAGAATATCTCCTTGCCTTGATATATGACACTGCCTTTAATCATCTGTCTAAAAGATATTTTCATCTGATCATCAGGGTAATATTTCACAGGATCCTCATATACCATTTCTTCCTTTTTTTGGTTAAATACAAAATCAATAACCTTATTGTTTATCTCAGAGACTATAGAGTAATCCGGTCTTACATATATCTCTGTAGTCTTATGAGCGCTTGAATGATTCATGCAGAAAGCCACGTCATACATTGAGGCTTTTATATCGTTTCTCGCTATGGTTCCCCATGAATGCCGGAAATTATACATACATATAGCATTGAGACCGCCATGTTTGCAAATACGTTTCAATCCAGAGTTCATATTTGCGTTGAAAGAATCGTCATCACGATAGGTCTTATGGAAATTAAACAAAAACTCATCATCATCCGGTGTAAAGTATTTTTCCATGACAGGACGGAGAATATCCGGAACAATAATCTCCATATACGCCTTATCCCTTCTGAATTTTTGGGTCTTAGCCCTATTATAACAGAATGTCCAGCCTTTCAAATTGGACTTCTTTGCCCTAAAAAGGTCTACGGTATTAATTCCTGCCAAGCAAAAGACCATCAAGGCTACATCCCTAGCCAACTCTGGAAGTGATAATATCATCTTTGTCGGAGGTATGGGTGTCGCGAAAAACTCACGAACGAAGTCCGCATCCAAGGCCCTGTGATCGGGGGTGTCCGCATTGGGGATTTTTACCTTTAGCCAAGGATTAGTCTTGATCCTGATTATGCCCCTATCGTAATCGTTGAACTCATTTATTGCAGCTTTAAAAATCTGGCGAACATTAACAGGATACATTTCTTTCGCCCTTGCCGTTGGTAATAAGGTTTTTATCCAGTCATTTATGAATTTCGTGGTAAACCGGGAAAACATCAACTTGCTAGTTCCCGCAAATCTCTCAAGATGACAATAGGCCAACTCATAATTCTTGGCGTTACGGGCCATGCCTCTAACTGTTTCCATTTCCCGTTTATACTTTCTCGCATAATCAGAAAAACAGATATCCTCATCCGCTTTTTTCAGATATTCCACTAGGGTTTTTACATCCCATTGCGATATATCCTCTTTGTTTGCTCTCTCCACATATCGCATGATTACATCTGAACAGAAGGATACGACAAAAGGATCTTTCACCTCCCCCGTGCGAGTCAACCCTTTTTTATCAACCATTTTATCCATTTTTATATAAGAGGATTTACGGTTATGGGTTACTCTGATGTAAACAGGATAGAAGCCATCAGAACGCTGCTTTCTAACACAAATCTTAAAAGTTGCCATATATCAACACTTTATACATTAAATTTATGGTGTAAACACGGTGTAAACGCCATGTGCAAATATAGCAAACAAAGTGTAAACATCACATATCATTCAGATCATTTTACGCTAATAATGACATAAAAATATAAGGCTGATAAACAAGACTCAACCCGTCTATCAGCCTTATATATTGATATTTAAGACTTGCAGTTTTTAACAGC